GCGTCGAAGAAGACCCTCTTGTCCCTGCATCTGACTCAGACGACTCTTTGCTGCCGTCTGAGTTTTTCTATGATCCTGATCAAGGTATCGTGCGTCAAGGTTCATGCCCTTACCCCGATTCTTTTGATTCGGATGATTCGGAGCAAGAGGGCATTGATTATCCTGACGATTCTTGGTCCGATGATTCTTACTTGAGTGAGAGCTCGGATTATGATTCCCGGATCATACGACAAGCTTCGTCGATGTGTAAGTGCTCATATAATCGGATTGGAAAGTCCATGGGTGAGCCTTGTTGTGTGTCATGTGAGAAAACTCTTGCTGTCCCCAATGTGGATGATTTGAATCTTGTGATGCACCGCGTTGGTGTCACTTGGGATCGCGAGATTCGTGAAACTCGCAATGTGCGCGACCGGCTCGTTCGCGAATTTGTCGATGAACAGGTAGGAATCTTCTACAAGATCAAGCTTGAGCGAGTTCGCCGTCGCCACGGCGAATCTCCTTGCTTGCATCGGGATGCGTCTAATCTTGCGCCTAGTTCTTGGCGCGCTTGTGGTTGTCCGCTCTGCATCAAGAAGCTTACATGCTATTATGAAGAACAAGGAATGCTCAAGTGCAGAGTGTATGATGAGGACGGCTATCTCCTCCCTTCGGAGCTGAATCTTCGCGATCGTTGGCTTCAGTGCGCTTGTCATCGTTGCTGCAATGATTATTTCGAGTTTTTCGGGCAACCGATCGTTGTCATGGACGACGGTTATGGTTTCTCGGATGACGACGATTTCGATGACCAACTTGCGTATCTTAATGATTATCCGGACAGTCCTGACTCTGGGTCTGACTCTGATCTTTATGAGAGCGCTCAAGAATACGATTCTGATCAAGAATTGTTAGACCTTGACGATCCGATTGACCGACAAGGGTTTGTCTCCGCGCTCGGTCTTTCCAATCGCATTTTGGATCGATCCGAACAAGGCGTATCGTTTGTCTGGACGCGTCCTAACGTGCGGTCGCTTCGGCTTTACGGTGACATTGATGTCTTCATGAACTCTTGGGTTCAGACCATTGAGTGTCCAGGTGATCCTGAATATAGGATAACTCGTGTTGAGAATGATGACGATCACTTTTGGGTCCAGAAAGTCTATATTGGCGGTATTCTTGGCCCTCGCTCGAAGATGGATATGGGGCAAATTGCCGATCTTGCCCTTCATTCCAATGTAACTGATATCTTGAAGAAGCTGTTCGCTAAATGGGCACTCTCGATAGGCTTGATTGGTCTCGCCATTGCCGGAGTGGCTGTCTTGGTAGCCAAGCTTCTTGGCGGCGTTTCTCGCGAGAGTGACACTGGCCGTCGTTCGCGTCCTGAGCGCGTTCATCGCCTTCCTAAGCGCGAAATAGTGTATGTTGGGCGTCTTGAGCGACAAAGCAATGTCTCGCAGCGTGCTTCCGCTCTCAGTGATCAGATGTGTGCTGTCCGTTTTCATAACGGCGACATTCATTTTCAAAGTCGCGGTCTTTTTGTGAATCAGGAATTTTTGCTTGTTCCAAAGCATTTAATTGACTGGGACGAAGGACATGATTCGCTTGAGATCTATCGCAACGGTGAAAAACAAACGTTCTCTCCGGATGAGCTCGATTTTGTTCTTGATGAAGCGAGCGACGTTTGCTTAGTTCGTCTGTGCAATCCGAAGAAGCACTTTCCTCGTGTCCGCGACATATTGTCCTCTTTTGTCTCGGATTCTAAAGGTTTGCCTTCAACTTTTGCCGGTGTAACTTTTGTTCATGACACTCGTTCACACCTTACGAAGAGCAACGCGCCCTTGAATCTCGTGCAAGCTGTTCAGCCTGCTACCCGCAATCCGCTTGATGAATATGGATGGTGGACTCAAACTACTGTTGAGACGAATAAGGGCGATTGTGGTATGCCGTACCTTGCTAACGACGGAACTACTTCTGTCATTCTTGGTATCCATGCAGGTGTGATGAATGGCCGATCTTCGAAGAAGTTCATGGCCTTGACTACTCGAGAGACTATCTCGCAGATGATGTCGTTCTTCGTCGACCGACAAAGTTCGATCGTGATCACTGCTGTGGACTCAAATCCTGCCTTGAATCTCGAGTACGTCGCGCCTCGTGGTCAACAATACCGCATGCCTCATAAGAATAAGGTTGAACCTAGCCCTGTCTGCGGTGCGTTCATTGAGCCTCAAAAATTGCCAACTCAAATTGGTCTTAAGGAAGGCTATTCACCTTTGGTTCATGCTCTTTCTACGTATCCAACGCGCGATGTAACTCCTTTGAGTGAGGACTACTGGATATTCGCTAATCTTCGTCTGCGGTCTAAGGTGCCTTCTCCTAGAGTTCGCGCTCGTTCACTCGAGGAGTTCTTACCTATGTTGAAGCCTGATCTTACGTCCTCGTCTGGTTATCCCTTCAACACTCCGATGTTCTCCATGCACCACAAAGGTGATCTTCTCTTCCTCGAAGTGACGGATAGCGGGAATCGCTATACATTTCACCCTTTTCTGCGTGATGATATGCTATGTTTGGCAGATGCGGTGTGTGGTGGCCTTCGAGTTGGTCGATTTTTCGAGGGCTGTCTCAAGGCCGAGACTCGCGTGCCTGAGAAGGCGGACAAGCCTCGCTTGTTCTTCATTGGACCTATCTCACACTTTCTTCTTACGTCTTGGCTTCTTGATCCTGTGTTGCAATCGTTTCTCGCCGATCCTGTCATGGGCCCTAATACTATCGGAATTAACCCCCATGGTATCCAGTGGGCTCGCCTCAAAAAGCGCTTCGAAGGCAAGCAAGTGCTTGATATGGATATGAAGGCTATGGATAAGTTGCATTCTCGACAAGAGATTGAAGGCTTAATCTCTCTCGCGACGTCGATGATGGAAGAAGCCCATGGTTCTCCTTTCCTCGAGTTTACTCTCTTTGGTTTAGAGCATCGTGCTCGGATCAGTACTCTTGTACGAGTTTTGGTTGAGGAAGCGACTGTTTCCCCTATGTTGATTAACAACTTGGTTGTTTCTACAACTCAACCCCAAAACTTTTCGGGTAGCATTATTACCTGGATGGTGAATATGTACTCGCTCGAAAGTGCTTCTAGTCTTGCTTTGTATCGCAAGGCCCCTTTGCCTCAGAATGTTATCTATCCAAGTTTGGAGTCTCTTGCGTACGCCAAGTATCATTCCGTGTGCGAGGCTGAGAAGAACGGAGACTTCTGGATTGACGACACTACTCATGGTGACGACTTGCTCCTTGCCTGCAAGGGCTTTGATGTTGATGAGATCGTCGAGTGTTACAAGTTATGTGGTCTTCATCCTACTCCTGCGCTTAAAGACGAGGCTCTTTTCCAGTTTAAGAGCATTGAAGCCTGTACGTTTCTCCAGCGTTCCTTTGTGTCTTCTCCGAATGGCGTTCATGCACCTCTTCCTGAGTGGTTGACCGCCGAGTCTTTCACCTATTGGGAGAAAGGAGTTGAGTTCCAGGAATGGCTTCGCTCTGTGAGTCTCAACGCTCTTCGCGAGTGGTCTCATCACCCCCGTCCTTTATTCGACAAGAAGCGCGACGAGATCCTTCC